GTCCTTATGGGCGGGGGCGGGGGCGGTCCGGTTTCATAGCGGGTTATAAATCAAGGAACCTTCTTAAGCTATATGCGGACCAGATCGAGCTTTAAATATATCAAAGAAACAAAAAATTTTCCCAGAAATAAAATGATCCCAGAGTTAAAAGAAACAAAATATCCAGGTTATTATATTTCCAAAAACGGAGAAGTATATCGAAAATCTCTACCGAGAGATAAGAAAAATAATATTAATGAATATGATTTGGTAGAAATAAAACCTTCACTAAGAGGAAGTAAAAGAGACTTAAAATATCAATATCCATGTATCAATATTTCAATAAAAGATGAAAATGGAAAGTTTATAAAACAAATTAGAAAAAGTATTCACCAGTTAGTTGCAGAAACTTTTATTCCAAATCCAAATAATTATTCGGAGATAGATCATATTGATAGAGATAAACATAACAATCATGTAAGTAATTTACAATGGTGTGATAGACGCCACAATATGAGATGGAATGTGGGAAAATCATATGAATTATATGATATTATCAATGATAAAACTCATAAAGGAATAAACTTACAAAAATTTATTATAGAAAATTGGGATTGGATTTCGAAAAGAACAAAAATATCAACACCAAAAAAATTTCTTCAACAATTATTTGGAAAATGCAAATACCAATCACATGTTAATGGGTTTATTCTTAAAAGATAAATCTCATATATAAAAACGAAAAATGCAAAATAACATACATGACATGAAAAAAAATTCCGAAAAAAATTTTCAAACTCTACAGGTCGATCCGATTACTGGAGACTACTTCTTAGTCATTCCTGAATGGATGATCAATGAACTTTCTTGGTACGAAGATACCGAAATCGAGATCAACGTAGAGGGATCCGACATCATTCTCACCGAAAAAACCGAAAATTGACAACGTATAGATAATGACGTATAATGAATAATCATTTATTGGAGAATTGATTCATGACTAAAGGATTTACAGTAAAAGCAACCCCACCGACAACACAACAACAAGAGTGGGATTATGATCAAGCAAGAGAAATGGTACGGGGAAAGTCCATTGTCTTTTGTCTACCTGGAAGAGGAGTTTCCTACATCTTTCTAAAGAGTTTTGTACAACTTTGTTTTGATCTTGTTCAAGCTGGAGCAAGTATTCAAATTTCTCAAGACTACTCCTCCATGGTAAACTTTGCAAGATGTAAGTGTTTGGGGGCGAATGTACTACGTGGTCCCGATCAACTTCCTTGGGATGGAAAACTTAAATATGATTGGCAACTTTGGATTGATTCTGACATCGTTTTTAATACTGAAAGCTTCTGGAAACTGATTCTCATGGACAAGAACATTGCTGCTGGTTGGTATGCAACTGAAGATGGACATACTACATCCGTTGCTCACTGGCTGGATGAAGATGAATTCCGTGGAAACGGCGGTGTCATGAATCATGAAACTGTAGATAGCATTTCAAAGCGTCGTAAACCATTTACAGTTGATTATACTGGATTCGGTTGGATTCTCATTAAGCATGGAGTATTTGAACATCCTGATCTAAAGTATCCTTGGTTTGCTCCAAAGATGCAAGTTTTTGAATCTGGTGAAGTACAAGACATGTGTGGAGAAGACGTTTCATTCTGTTTGGATGCGAAAAAGGCTGGATTTGAAATCTGGTGTGATCCTCGCATTCGTGTGGGTCATGAAAAAACAAGAATCATCTGATTCATATGAAATTCAACATTTACTTAAATGAAAAACTACTTGACGAAGACTTGACAGAGAACGAATACTTTGATAGAATGCAGAGCCTGGCCGAGGACTTTTACCAGTCAGGCTCTCCAAACCCGGAGAATCTTAAAACCGAAATTGTATCTGATTAAATTATGGCAAAACAAACAAAATCATTCACAAAAGGCTCGAACTACAATCCCGGACCACCAAAGAAAACTCGTCAAGGTAATGGTGGAGGAACAAAATATGCAGCATCATCCAGCAATTCCGCTCGTAAAAAGTACAGAGGACAGGGAAAATGATCTTCGCAAATGGATTGAATATGTAAGTCAATCAAATCCAGATCTTAAAGGCTTTGCGATCTGTCCATTTGCAAAAACAAACACCTACAAAATCGTTCATTCTTCAATTTACGACATTGAACCTCTTTCCGAAGAGTTCGGTGTCGTTATTTTTGTGATTGAGAATGACATAAACTTAGAAATTGCCCGTCAACGAATCGCTGAACTCAACAAAAAATACTCGAAATACACATTTTTTGACGATTTTCGTGATGAGCCAAGCCATATCGGGCCTTTTCGGACGAATAATGGCATGTATAACTTGATTTTATATCAAAATCGTGAATTTTTGACCAAAATGCGCTGTATTTTAGCAAAAACGAGCTACTATGATGCTTGGGATGACGAATATTTGAGAAAAATTCTCGAAGATGACTACGAAATGATACAAAAAATTCGCAATAAATAGCATGTTTGGGAGATTTATGTATCTTGGAAAGATTTTCGATGGGAAGACACCTTCTTTTAGAGGTATATGACGTAAATACCGAATTGATCAATGATTCGAATGCGTTAGAACACGCAATGATCATGGGAATTCATGATGCAAAGATGACAATTCTGAATGTTTTTAAACATCTTTTCTCCCCACAAGGTTGTACAATCGTAATTGCACTCTCAGAGAGTCATGTTTCTTGTCACACATGGCCAGAAAATCAATGTGCAGCGATTGATGTATATACTTGTGGAGAAAGTAATCCAGAACTGGTTGCTTTTCAAATTTTACACTACTTAAAATGTGAAAATTACTCGTTGCGAGAGATAAAACGTTAAATAGTTCATGGAGATAGCAACCTCCTTTATAAAAGTTCTGTTTTATTCACTAAAACAGGAGCTAAAATGTCCAATTTACCCGTCGATAGAGACAAAAACTACATGTATCAGATGTGGGGAACTACTCATCTGGTAACTGATTACACACAAAATGAACCACCAAAAAGAGTGATTCAAGAGATTATGCATGATTCTGCACCTCGTCATAATTTTCGTAAACAAGTCGAACTACATGAAAAAATTCGCAATGATGAGGATTATGATGACTGGTCATACGGAACAGAACCAGTTTACGGAACATCCTGGAAATCATAATAAATAAATAAAAACCTCTAGAAGAAAGATGGCAGTAACCAGGATATCTAGATCTTTCAAAGATATTAGTTTATCCTTTGAGATGCATCCAATCACAAAAGATATTGGCGTTTTAAAAGATCGAAATGCGATCATTCGTTCCATTCGTAATTTAGTCGAAACCGTCAATCGAGAACGATTTTTTAATTCTACATTAGGTAGTCAGGTTCGAAAATCTTTATTTGATTTCGTTGACTATGCAACCGCATCAGTCATGCAAGATCAAATAAAAGAAGTAATTTCAAATTATGAGCCTAGAGTTGAAAATGTAATCGTTCAGGTGGATCCCATTCCAGATTTAAATCAATTTGAGGTTACTGTCACTTTCGATATTATTGGTCAAGAAATACCAACACAACAGTTTTCATTCATATTAGAGGCAACTAGATAAAATGCCTTTCACTAAGTTTACGAATTTAGATTTCGATCAGATTCGCACCTCCATAAAAGATTATCTTCGAGCAAATTCAACATTTACTGACTTTGACTTTGAAGGTTCTAACTTTTCAATTCTGATCGATACCCTCGCATATAATACCTACATCACAGCCTTTAACACCAACATGGCGGTGAATGAATCCTTTTTGGATTCTGCTGTTCTTCGTGAAAATGTCGTATCTCTTGCAAGAAACATAGGATATGTTCCATTTTCAAGAGGCGCAGCAACTGCGGAGATTTCATTTGATATTACCGTTAGACCCATTAGTACAAATCCAGTTACATATCCATCCAATCTGACTCTACAACCCGGATTGATTTGTACTGGCTCTGCGAGAGATACATCATATATTTTCTCAATTCCAGAAAGTATTACTGTTCCGGTTGTTCGTGGTGTCGCATCTTTCAATAACATTTTGATTAAAGAGGGTGCATTTTTAACAAAACAATTTACTGTAAATAACTCTCTGGATCAAAAGTTTATCTTAGATAATTCATTTATTGATATATCAACCATTCGTGCCTATGTAAAAGGACCAAATGAGAATGGTCTGGGAACATTATATACACTTGTTGATAATATTTTTCAAATTGATTCGACCTCTCCTGTATTTCTAATTCAAGAAATTCCTGATGAGAAGTATCAACTCATTTTTGGTGATGGAATTTTTGGAAGAAAGCTAGAAAATGGTGCCATTATTACTGTAAATTATATCGTCACAAACGGAAAGGCTGGAAATGGAGTAAGTGCATTTGCATTTTCTGGCTCATTACGTGATTCAGATGAAAATCTAGTTGTACCTGCAAATACAGGATCAATCAACATTACCGTAAATCAAAAATCTCAGAACGGTTCTGAGATTGAAAGTATTGATTCGATTCGTTATTATGCTCCTCGTCTGCACTCATCTCAGTATCGAGCAG